AAGTATTTTCATACCAAAATAGCCAGTGATTTAAACCCGGCCAATATTGAACTTTTAGCTGATTTTCAAACTGGTTTAGGGTTACTTTTACCGGTTAGTAGTACCGGTGTTGGTAAGATAGGAAACAGTGTTTTAAGTAGTTGTAGTTACGAAAAAAGTATGGATATTTTTCAAGAAGGTTCTGCTTTTGGTACTTTGGATGAAATTAAAGGAATTTCTGGATGTATTATCACCGGTAGCAATTGTCGTAATGGCACTGGTTTTAATAAAATAGAATATAACGAAGAATATATTAAAGATAAAAATAATATTAATCAGGAAAATAATGTTAAGGATATAACTTTGGAAACTGATTATTTGATAGGTCCTTGTTATTCAACTGTCCCTCAAGATTTAAATTCTGATTTTAATAAGCCTGATTTACAGGATACCGTTGAACTCAATTTACCCGAAGAGGGCAAAAAACCGCAATTGTGTCTCAAAGAAGATATACCAGAACCTCCGCGCATGGAGATGCCAGATTTTTTAATAACACAATTAAAAGATACTATTATCGATTTAGAAAAAGAATATGAAAGAAAACCGGAATACAATACCCTGGATCTATTAGATATTCCCGACGATCCAGGGCAATTAGAAAGTGATTATTTCTAATATTTTTTAGTATTAAAAATAAATATGAGTAGTGATAAAAAAAAGAAAACACTTAAATTACCAGAAGAATGTCATAAATTAAGTGTCAATGCTTGTACTAGCGAAAAAGTTATGAATCGTTGTAGAGTAAAAAGAAGTACATTAGGATTTAAAAATAGATGTGTACCTAACGAAGATTACGAGACTGATAAATATTTACTGACAAAAGGATTTAAGAATTTTGCCAGAATTGATGAAAATAATCTAGATAAAGAACTTAAATTAAGAGACGAATTATGTAAACAATTAAGTGCACAACCAGGCGGCGCTTGTGAAAGTCCCAAAGGAGTTATTATAGGTTGCGGTATAAAGAAATCTTTTTTTGGAGGCAAAACCTGTGGTTTATCTCCTGAGATAATAAATTATTTTTATCGTAAACGTGACGATTGTGTTGCCAGAGATTGCGAAGAAAAAAGAAGAAAATACGGTCTGTTGTGTGAAGAACATCATCAGGAATTAAATGAACTTTTACAAGAATATAAAACCTATTATCAAAATATAGTTTTTAAGAAAAAGAATATAAAAGATAATCTTTTTTATTTTGATGATATATATGATTATCTCAATGAAATTTATGGAGTTTATTTATTAGAAAAACCAAATATTAGAAAAGGCTTAGAAGATATGCAGATGGACGTAAATAATCAAATTAATCAAGATCAATGCCAGGCTTATAATGTAAATACTTGTAATACAAATAAGGAAAAACAGCGTTGTAGACTCAAAGGTACCGAATTAAAAGAAGGTACTTTTTGTAAAACACATTTAAAATGTTACGATACTAGAATTAAAAAATTTCAATACTTGCGAGATAATTTTGAAAAAATATGTGGTAACGATAGTTGCGGGGCACAACTGGGTAAACTACGTGAATTCCATGAAATGATAAAATTTACCACTAACGGAGAAGCATCCAAGAAAAAGTACGAAATTTTAGAAACGATAGAAATAATAGAAGAATTCTCTAAAATATAAGCTTATATTTTTTAGATTTATTACTAAATAATTAGTAATAAATTACTCATAAAAACCCCTGTTAACAAAAAACATACATTTTTCGGTTTTCGCCATTTTTTCTATATAGTACCTCATCAAAAATGGTAAAAATGGAGCAGTTGGACGAAAATGACGTAAAAAAATAAATTTTAATATGGTTTATTCTATATCTTATAATATAAAAAACGTCTATTTATTAAAATATTTTTCTAAATCATCATAGCCGCCAATAAATTTATTTTTTTTATAGATACGAGGATAGGTAGCATTCTTCCCATATTTACGCTTGAAATCTTGATCAGAAAAATCATTTTCTTTGTTAATTGTATCTACTTGATACAATTTTATTTTGATTTTTCTGTCTTTGAAAAACTTAATAGCCGCCTGACTATAAGGACAATCTGGTTTACTGAATATTGTGTAATCCATTTTTATTATAAAAATTCTCTAAAAATATTTCCAATTTTTTACCAATATCTAATCTTTCCATTTCTTTGTTAAAATTATAATTATCAGCACTATAACTATTATAAGTATAGTAGTTATTTTCATTCTTTGTTTTGGTATTTTTAGCAAATTTTATAGGTATATTTTGAATATCTAATTTGTATAATCTTTCTTCTTCTAACCAAATTAGATATTTTATTTCTTCTATTTTATCGTTATTAATAACAATATTGTCATTATTTAAAATATCTCCAGCAGTAGCTGTTTTTAAAATACTTTCCAATTGTCTTTCTTCGTAATAATTTAAATTATTATTTTTCTTTTCTTTCTTAATAAATTGTATAATTTTATCATTTTTTAATTCTTTTTTAACATTCTTCCATTGGTTTATTTCGATATATTCTTTATTAAAAAAGTTTTCATTCTCTGATACTTCACTATTAGGTTTTATACCCATCCCTCTTAGGAATAATTTAAGTTCTTCAAAACTTTTTTCTAAATTTTCTTCATCAATATATAATTCACAACGATGTTTTTTAGTTTTAATTTTGTAATATAATACGTCATCAATAAATTTAAATTCTTTATTAGGAAATATATTTCTAGCACATTTATATAATAATTTATCCCAAAAATCAACTGTATTATATTGTCTCATTTTATTAAAACTTTCATGGATTATATTTTTATTAATCTTATGCTTACGTATTGTTTTTTTATTATTTATTATCTCGCCAGTAGAAGTAAACATAACATTACCGGTATCTGAAAAAATGACAATTCCATCGTTCAGGTTGGGTAAACTCATTTTTAATTATTTGGCTATATTTATAATTCAAATTTTATTTTAATATAAAAATGAATTATACTAATTTGCCTTTAATTATTTTATTTTCAATTGCTGTCATTTACTCCTTTTTTATGAGTATTATGACTTTCACAAAAAGCAATATGACCTTTTTAGATAACAGATACGTGACCCAAATAAATAAAGACGATAGAGGCAATTATCATAGTACTTTAATGGCAACAACCATAGGTAGTTATGTAGGTGCTTTTATATTATTAATTTTACTAATAGAACGTCTTGTTACTAAGGACGAAGAAGGTCATGTGGTAAAATTTAAATGGGAAATTTTAGCTATGTTTATTTTTGGCATCTTAGTACTATTATCATTAACTATACTTCTGGTTTATTTTTCAACACATGAAAATGTTTTTGGTACTAGTGGATCTGCTAATATTACTTATAATTATCCCTTTTTTAATACACTAGCTTACTTAATAATTTTTATAGTATTGGGTGCTTTATATGTTCATAATATATTTAAATTATCTTCTCAAAAAACTATAGTTAGTAATTTATAAGTTACTTTTAATATTTAATAATAAAAGATGGATCTTTTATTATCAACTTCGGTGTTAAGTTTCGTTACTATTGCTTATGGTACAATGACGGGATTAACTCTTTTTAACGACCAATATCAGTTACAAGATCTAAATAAACTTTTCGTAACTGATGAAAGAAAAAATAGATATAAAGATTATAATGCTGCTAATTTTACAGTAGCAGTTACTGTTCTAGTAGCATGTATATTTTTATTTATATTTGTAGCTTTGGGAAGCAACATAAATAAGAGTATCTTTTATGTTTTTAGTTTTTTCTTTTTAATTTTACCAATGATATACTATGTAATTATTGGTTTTCTAATGTTTAAGATGCCCCGTATTAATAATAGTGATAAAATAAGCACTCAGGCATTATTAAACTGGTCATATGCCTTAATTTTATTTATATATTCTATTGTCATAGTTCTTCAAGGAAAGGGTTATCAAAAATCTTCCTCGTCTGGATCAACAAAATCAGAAGCAGCAGCGTCGGTTTCTTCCTGAGGATTAAATTTACGATAACTTCCTACCACATCCCTTTCATAAAAATTAGTTTTTTGTGAAAGATTAATATCCTCCATCCAGGGCATTTCGGCACTGGAATTATATATTAAATCCATGCCACATAAAATAGCTACTTGATCAGCTAACATTTCAATATAATTAAATAAATTTTCTAATGTTAAACCAGAATCTTTATCAGATTGTTCGCCCATAATGGGATTTTGTAATAAATAACGAGCATGTTCTTTTTCTATTTCCACACCAGACATGATGATTTGTTTAGCTAAATCGTGTTCGCTTTTCTTTAATAATCTTTTTGCTTCCATGGCTTTTTGGTCCCTGTGGATACTTTCATCTTTCGATATTTGTTCATTACTTTCGATAAAATTTTTGAAAAGATTTAATTTACGCATATAGAAAATAATAGCAAATAATGAAACAAAGAATACACCTTCGCCAACAGCACAAGCAACATATCGCAGAGCTTTAGAAGAGCTAGAATCAATATATTGTTTAATCCACTCGCCTTTGGCTTTAATACATTCTAATTTTTCACACATTTCTATCATTTCTTGATGTTCCGCTTCTGGTACAATAGTAAGTGCTGCTTTGCTATATGTTTCAGCATGAGTATTTTCTATTTTTAATTGCATACTTAAATAATAAACAGAGGACCAATTTTTCTCCTGAATTGCTTCCTTTAAAAAAATCACTACATCTTCGGAAATGAGACCATCGCCGATGAGAAAAAAACCAAAAATACCTTTTAATAAATTTTTTATATTATCATTCGCCTTCTCATAATCATCTTTTTCTTTGGTAAAATCAAATTCTTCGGCCGACCAATCACAAGCTTCTTGTCTCTTATAAAATGACCAATTTTCGGTGTCGTTCTCGGTGTGTAAAATATAATTTTGTAGTTCCATTTTGAATAATTTTTTATATTTTTTTATATTTTTTTAATCTCAATTTAAAAAAATATTAATATTCTAATTCTTTTGATTTATTAAATATATTAAATAGATATTCCTTAGCTATTTTTTGTTCTATTTTTTTATATTTATTACTCATTTTAGTAAATTTTTCATCATAATAACACTTTTGTAAAAATTTAGCATATATATTATCATTATCAAATTTAATACTAGGTTTTAAATAAAATTTATCTAAATTATTTTCTATATTGAAGAAATTAATCACTTCTTCGATATTTAATCTTTTATTGATATCTATTTCTACCATACTAGCTATTAAATTATTAAAAGTATTATTTTCTTTACATTCATCGATATGATAAGTTTTGTAGTCCTTACTAATATTAAAATATCTACTGCCATGATATAATTCATAGAGAGTACAACCAAGAGCCCATATATCTGATTTTAAAAATATCTGATTTTCATTAATTTCAGGAGCCCTATAAGATATAGTATACGGTTTTTGAAAACATATGGTTGGTTCTTTTATTATTATTCTCGATAATGAAAAATCTGTTAATTTGACATTATCATTTAATAACAATACGTTATGCGGTTTAATATCACCGTGTATAATATTATGAGATTGTAAAAAATAAACAGCTTCTGTTAATTGACGCATATATTTTAATTTTTTACATTTATTCATTCTATTTGTGTTTATTTTTTTATTTAGATCACTTTCTGCTTTATTTTGAATGATTTTTATTAATCCATCGTCTTCTATTTCAATAATATCAGCGGACATGATATTTTCATGTTTAATATAAAGTAAAATATATGGCTCTAAATAATTACGGATTCCATAAAAAGCAGGTTGTATAAATTTGACAACTTTATTTCTTATATTAATATTATCTATTAATTCATAAACTTCGCCGTCGCTGCCCTTGCCTATCATGTTACCTAATCTATAATTCATTTTTATTATTATTATTTTGTTTTGATAAAATAATAAAATTATTAAAATGAAAGGTGAATATATTACTATTATTATATTTGCTATTATTTTAGCAGTCTCGTTGTTATTGATTATGATTTACAGGAAAAACCTTTTCAGAAAAAAACAAGAAGATAAGAAAAATTCTCTCTTACAAGGTTATGGTTTTTATAGTGATCCAATTACTCATCCATGTACTAACAATACTGGTAAATGTACAGAAGCTTCAACACAAGTAACTATTTTTAAATGCATACCCAATCCAAGTACAGGGAAAGGTTGTATCGACGACGAGGGGGTTATGTCATACAAGAATAAAAAAATAGTAAAACCATGTCAGCAACAATGTTTAGGGAGTTTATTCACCAAACAAGAAGGTTTGGAATATAAAAATATTACCGTTAATGGTAAAGATAATCAAATATTACAAGGCCTTGGTTGTAATAAAGTGGTTAATAAAATCACTGGTTTAGACGAAACTTCTTTTTTTATTGGAGATTTTGATATTAATACTACTAAATATAAACTTAAAAATTGTATACCAGAAAATTATCAAGGGTATTATAGAAAAATTTATACCTGTAATAATTACGACACTACCGGAGCTAATAATTGTCGTTATACTTGCGGCCAAGACGGAAGTATTAAATTAAATGGTATTTACGATACAAAATTAAGTAAAAATGTATTAATGTATTATCCAACTGAATTTGATCAAGAGGGAGTAAAAAGACATGTTTGCTATGATATTAATGATGCTAATCAAATAGAAATTTTAAATAGTGTCACTGAGGTACCGGACGATTTTTATTATCCACAAGTATGTTATAAACATGTTAACGAATATAACATAGATAATCTAAATCTATTTTATCCTGTCGGTGTTTCCAATGTTATAACTTCAAATCTTAATTATAATACTATACAAGAAAAATTTGTATTAGCTAATCTAGATAAAGTTTTATCTGATTCAAAATTATTAGATAGTAATTATGATTATTATTATGATTATGAAAATTATATAAAGATACAGTTAAATAACGAAACTATGCTAATTAAGAAAATAGAAAATAATATTAGTGGGAAATTCCTTCATACTACTTTTAATAATGAAAATATCATAGGTTATATAAATACAGGAGATGGATTAATTGAAGACTTAAAAGATCTTGAATATTATTATGAAAACGGTACATTAAACTCTGTGGGCTATTATAAAGACAAATTTTACGAGATTGAAAGTACAGATGTAAAAAGTACAGTTCTTACATTTCATCAATTCTTGCCCATAGATATAGCAACTATGTTTGAACCAGAACAAGGTCCTTATAATATATCTTTTGGTACTAGTAGAACTACCATCGGTGATCCTAACAATGAATTACAAACAGGTGATATTATTTATTATCGAGGTGCTACTAATAATTATAATAATGGTAACCTGGTCCAAGTTTTGGAAAAAGGTATTTCTTTTGCCATAACTGAAAGTATTTTAGTTAATAATATCCAAGATATTTATTGGCGTAAAACAAATGCTGCCGTATCTGATAATAAATTTAAATTTATTTACCAAAGAAATGATAATTCAACAGGTACATTAAGAATTAATTATTTTGATATTATCGTAACTAATAATATTTTACTCAAAAATGGTTACAGTTATGATAATAATAGAGAATTACTTTTAACCCGTAATATAAATACACTTTCTTATTATGATAATGACTCTTTTTTCCTCTTTGATAAAGAAGTACAAACTCCCGGAGTTAAATCTACTACTAACGGATTTTTTTATCCACTTTATTTGAAAACTTTTACCCAAGATACAATTATTAGTGACCAAGGAACTTCTATTTTTACATGCACTGATACTGGTAATATCAATAGAACAGATAAAATATTATTTAATGATATTCAAGATAAACCTTTTTATCTTGAAGTTATTGATTCTAATATATTATGTTATTATTATCCAGTTTATTTGACTAATAAAAATTATACTATAAGTAAAACCTTTTCTGTTCACAATAGTACTATTTTTTATGCCGAAAATTTCGATAAAAAAACCACAAAACCTTCGGATTATTTAGACTATTTAGAATTTTCCCAATATGCTTCTTTGGGGATGGTTTATCATGATGGTAGTAATTATAAATATCCAATATTTTTATCTAAAAATTTCACAGATACACATACACATACATTTATAAATTATAAAGATGTTACTTTTTATATGCCTAATAATAGCAGCAATCATGCCATAGAAACTCCGCCATTAGTCGATTATAAATTAACTGATTTTAAGAATTTATTTGAAATAGGGACGGTTAATGTTGATATAAATAATTATGGAGTATCTGGTACAACTTTTAATGTACCAAATAACGCCCAAATTAACCAAGAAGTATTCTTGGACAATTTTAATTCTGTAAATACTAACAATGATATTCAACTTTACCAAAATGGCACCAGTATAGGTAATTTAATTTATGACACCAGTCCTGGTACAAATAATATAATAACTGTTTTCCGAGAAGGAGATTTTCTATTAAATAATGTTCTTGGTGATAATAATTTTGCCAATAAGTCTAGATTATATAATAAGATATTAGAAACACAGTCCAAAAAAATAGTAACCAACAATATTTCCTACGACACTATTATAAATCCTGAAAGAAAATTATTAATAGCTGCTGATTATACATTATTACAATCTCCTTATATAGAAAACCCCGACGGAAGTACTACCAATATTTGTTACGATAAATATAATAAACCCTTAGCCAAAGGAACTCAAGTAACTTTAAATAGTGTCAGTAAAGGAGGTACTGCTAGTAATAAAATAGTTATTAATGTACCCTGTTCTGATTTTAATACAGATATTGGTGCTTCTTGTGGTGTATATGGATTAAGTATTGGTTCTCAATCTTGTCAGCAAACAAGAGAATCTGATAATTATATTATAAAATCAGATACAGATGTTATAAATATTGACAATTATATGAACGAAGAAGGCTATATGAATACAGGATTAGAAATAAGCGAAAATAAAATGGTTTGTTTGAAGAAATTTAGAGATCCTTATAACCCAAATGACAATATTAAATGTTTCCCTACTTATTTTACACAGGAAGAAGAAAGTGGAAAAAAATATGCACCAGACGAAGAAGTATATGCTACACGCTATAAAAGAGATTATTACTTTTCTACTGATAACGACAACACCCAAAATCCATTAAATCCTCTTTTTTGGGATCGTGTATTTGTACCAACGCCTGACAGCGAAGTTTCTAGTTACCAAAATTTTATTTATAATCATAACAAAAATAGTTATATTTTTCGAAGCAAAGAATTTGGTGTTACTGGTTTAGATCCTACTAAATTAGCTATACAGCCTTCTTATAAAAAAAATACAGTACCTTATATGAATAGTAATCAATATTATTTTTTCACCGGTGATGTCAGATGGTGGGATAAAAATAACCAAATGGCTATAGATTTAGATCCAGGTAACCAAGGCGAGAACTTAATATATAATAATATTAGTTATACTTTTGGTGGTAATAATTTTGCAAATGTTCCAAATGACCCCAATAATATAGTTAACCAGGCCTTTGTTGTAACTTATCAAGACGAAGCCATAGGAGAAATGAATATAGAAAAAGGTGATATTTTTCAAACTGGATTTACTTTTTTCAATAATTTTATTTTTCATCTTATCAGCAGTTATAATACTTCGGTAGGGGTATTGCCGGGAGTGTATGCTAACAATATAGGGGTATCGTTCTTATATGATTCTGGAAATAATAGTAATTTTTATGATTCAACCACAACAGTGATAGATTATGGAAGTATAAATAATGGTATAAAAGTTGGTGAATATTTAACGGTACTACCTATTATAATTGAAGATAATGGTACTTCTGATATATTTGATGCGCCAAACTTTCAAAACCTTATTAATGAAAATAAAAGAGAATTATTTAATCCTTGTTTTGAAATTATTTTAGTCACTGACATTGATAGCAGTAACAAAAAATTACATGTAGAAAGAAATATATTAAATTTAAATGATAATAATTACCTATATTTCGAACTAACAAACAGTATACTTTATGCTGCTGTTCCGCTTAGAAATAATTTATTAGATCTAAATTTTCCCATTACAGAAGTTGATAGGACTAACAAAAAAATATCTTTCGACGTTAATTTTAATCTTGGTTATAAATATGTTGAACGCATGGGGGGAAAAAGTACTAACGGAATATCTTTTCTAGGTAGTTCAGAAGGGAGTTTTTTAACACCTTATATTAGTGCTAATTATATTAAGAAAAATGTTTCTACGCCAAACCAACCAACATCGGATGGTGATTTAAAATTATATTTAGCTAGTATGCCAGAAGATGCTAAGACTATCAGTGCTTTACTTGACTTAAGAATTGTAAATGATAGTAACCAAACTTACTTATATCTTAATGAATTTCGCACCAGCAGATATCAAGTCGGTGATACTTTTAAAACAGTTTTTGCCATTGGAGATACTATTGGTTTGGAATTTGATAATAATACCGAAATAAAATTAAAAATAATTAGTACCAATATATTCTATAAGGATACTACTTTTGACAAAAGATATGATTACTATTGTTTATTATTGTCAGATACAAGTAAAAATAATATTACAACTAATTTAACTAATTATACTAATTCAGGAGAAGAATATTATTTAGGTTATTATTATTATGATAGTATTTTTAGAGGAAATATTCAAATCATTGAAACACCTCGACCTGGTCAGGAAGAAAATATAACCTATAAATATAGTGGTGGTACAGCAACTACCAACATAGAAAATATTGGTTTTTTCCCTCTGGACAATTCTGCGACAGCAACAGCTATTTCGCCGCCCATAGTAGACAAAAATATTTTATTGCAACCAGCCTCTTATCTGACCAGAGGAGTTAGTATAGCTTATCTAAAATTAAGATCAACCACTTTTACTTCTAATAAAGGAACAGTTATTATTGATAGTATAAAAAATACAGGAAAAGCAGAAGGTATCATATATTATCCTAACGCAGATATCGATGGCAATACTCCAAACAGAACTGGTTCGGGGTTCATCACTTCTTTTAAGTTAAACTCTATTAACGTGGTTCCTGGCTTACAAGAAGACGACGAGTTTATATCAGATAATAATTATATAATCAGAGCTACCAGTAAAAATATAGCTAGTTTTGATTATTTAGATGGTGATATTACTAGTAAAAATAGTATTAGTAATTATGACAATGACATTGTTTATACCCAAAAACAAATAGTGGACTATATTAATCCTAATCAAAGAATTTATTATCGTAATGTTGACGGCGAAGCTGCTAATTTTAATATAAATACCTGGCAAGTCAGAGCCGAAAGTATCTATAATGAAAGTTCGGTTGTAGATTTTGCACCTAACGAATCTTATATTAAAAATACAATAGTTGATTATAACGAAAATTTATGGCAAGCTACGACTAATTTATTCTCTGGTAGTAATGTCCCTTCTGATAATAATTCAAAATGGAAAAAAATTACTTTAACTGATATAGATTTATATTCTGAACAAAATAATTTCTATACCTTTACCAATAAAGGACCTAATATGACGATTAAGCAATTATACGATTTTAATAATGAAAATATAAAAAATTATCCCTTATGTATTAGTGATTATGAAACACAAACAAATTATTGTCCCAAACCTAGCGTTAAATTTCCCAAAGAGCTTGAGTTTAGTAATAGTTTTATCCACGCTTTACCAGGCGCCAGTTCACTGGCTAGTATTATGGGTCAAGCTTTTCTTACTCACAAAGATGATGATTATTTATCATTACCAGCAGTCCCTTACAATAGCGCTAATTATACTAATGCTCAATATTTAAAGGATTGTGGTGATACCAGTTCTGTCTATAATATTGGTCAGTATATCTATCAAATTCCTATTCTCAATAATTTAGACGAAGGTAAACCTTTTTGTACCGGAACGTGGTCAGAAACCGGCGTACCGGATATAACCTTTGCTAATAGTATTGTTTTCTTTATGTTACCAGTGGCATTAGAAAATCAAGATTATCCCGTTTTCGATGTAAGTCAAGATAGTACTATCTTGACTAAAAATAATTTTAGTAGTAGAAATAAACCTTTTGGTATGTCAGTGCTGAGTAAGAATAATGGTAATTATTCTATGACAACTATTGGTATTAGTGACACTACTTATATTGTTTCTGAAAATGATACTAATTTCAAAATAGATACCCCTTTGTTATTAACCAGAGTCGGAGGAGGTAGCAGTGTTACAGTTACTATTAACAAAACAGGTTATTATCCTATTAATAGTAATAATGTTACCGACCGCGGTAGAAATTATAAAACAGGAGATATTTGGTATTTTACCAGTCCTGATGATAATGAAATAACTGCTCATGGTTATATACAAGCTGAATCAATCGACGGCGGCATTAGTGGAGAAAGTTTTTTTACCTATTATAGTAGCCCAGATGCAACTTTTAATTATAATGGTCTTAAAATTATTAGTGAAAATGGAACCAGTTTTAATTATAACTGGACTAGTAATCAATTATATACTACTGACTATGGTATTAGCGAACCACAAAATTTTGTTCCTGGTATCTATTCCCATACTGCCGGATTAGAGGTTTATATAGCGGACAACGGCCAAGGCAAACCCTTACAATATAATCAATATTTGATAGGTACTTCTAATCCTGCTGGTCAATTAAGTGACGGAACCAGTGTTTATCAAGTATTTGAACAAGATAAATTTAAATGCCGTATGTATGGTTTGTTTGGCAGTAATTACCTTTCTAATATAAGTTATCGTTTGGATAGTAATTTGATAAACAACTTAGCTCAGGAAAATCCCGGTCTTATTTTTAACCCTTTTTCTTCTGATATTTTTAATAATGAAAGTATTTACCCTACCGCAGTAGGTTCAAGTTTGGGGTCACCGGAACAAGTCAAAAATATGTATGATGTTTTTAATATCAGGAGCAATGACGGTACGAGCAGTAATATAACTCTATTGACTAATAATTTTAACAAACCAGCTACTAACAGTTCTTCTCAACCATTGCCTCTGGCTTATAATAATGGTCAATTACGAGAATTTAATATTGTCAATACTACCGATTTACATGATTTTTTCGCGGTACCGTATCAAGGAATGAGTAATATTTATATGGGACCAGTACAAGAAGCGTTACCTGTATTAGAACCCGAACCTACTAACGATGTTATTAAATTTTCATTAATTAGACAAAGCAGAAAAAGAACTAATATAGGTACGAGTTTTGACTGTAATTTTTATTTCAAACCTCAAACATTAAATACTGTTTTCCCTAGCGGCGGTGATTATATTTTGTCTCAAAAAAATAATAATTTCTTTTATAGTCTTGGCGAAAGTACTGCTATTATAAATTTAAATAACGGTATAAATATTAAAAATAATTTAGAATATACTTTTGATTTAACTAGTACTACTTTAAATAATTTTGCCTTAGTTTTTGGTAAGTCCTCTGTACAAAGTTCGTTCCCAGGAAGTGTAATAAAAGACACAAGTACAGTTATTGATAACGGTATTTTAAATATTTATTACAATATTAATGATGCACAGATTAGTTATGATCAGTTTACAAGTAAAGAATTCTATACATTAAAAAATGCCAGAAGAAATATCAACATTTACTATGACACAAAATTACAACCAATGACAAAAAATATTACTCTTGGTATGGGATTCATTAGTCCCTCTGAACAAAATATAAATTATAATAATAGTATCGTTATTTCTAATAATAGTCCATAATTTTATCATAGAATCCTTCTATGGTTTCGTGACAAATATTAACAACTATTTTATCTTTGGCATATTTTTTTATAGCTTGTAGACATTTGGCTCTATTATCTACATCTAAACTAGCCATACATTCATCTAATAATAATATTTTATTAGCTTTTAAATAATTAAAAGCTAATGTCATAGCTATACTTAGTCTATCTTTTTCTCCCCCGGATAATACATGCCAATTATCATATTTGTTACCATCGATAAAAATATTAAAATCTAACTGAGCTTTTATGCTTTTAGTTTTATCGTTTTCTTTGAAAGCTTTTATTTTAATATAACAATTATCAAATAAAATAGATAATATTTCATTAGTAAGTTTATTAAAATAATTTATAAATTGAACAAAACTTTCGTTTTCACTATGTTGTATTAATCTTATTATTTTTTGACAAATTTTAATTTCTTTATTAGCTTGTATATGTTTAACTTCTTCTTTATTATATTGATTATCTAAATCAGTGATATGATCTTTTATGGCATAGATTTCCTCTTGTTCTTTGATGATAGTCATTTTTTCTTCAATACGACCAATTAATTTTTTTTCTTTTTCTAAATTTAATATTTCTTTATTTTCATGTTTACTAATATATTTTTTACATTCAATAATATTATTCTTCAAAGTTATGAAATTAGTAAAATAATTATTTTCATCTATTTCATATTCATCAAAAAAAGAATTATAAATATTCTTGATATCATTACTAATTTCTTTATATTTTTCTCTGTGTTTTAATATAGTTATCTTTTCAGAAACATTAATTCCTTCTATTCTTTGATACTGTCTCAATTTGCTTTGTTTATGTTCACAATAACTTATATCTTTAACAGTGGGTTTATTTTGTTCTTCTGGTTTAGTTACTTCGTTTTCCCGGAGAGTGATTATTTTATCTTGACATTCTTTTTTGTTATTAACATACAACTTTATATTACCCAGTATTTTATCTATTTTATTAATAGTTTTTTCATCAATAACAATATTTTTCTCAATTAATTTATTATCTTTTAAGGTTAATATTTCACCACATTTAGGACAATGTAAAAAACCTTTCTTACATTCTTTTAATTTATATTCTATATCTTTTAAATTATCATTATTTAGTTCTAAATTAACATCTAATGTATTATTAATATATATCCAATTTTTAAAAATATTTTCTTTTAATTTTTCAAGACTATCTAAATATGTTTGATATTTATCAATATTCTTTTGATAATCATTATATATTTTTAATTTTTCTGTATATTTTTCATATTCATAATAATCTTTGATATTTATATCTAATTTATTTAATTCTGATTCTAGTTCTTCTTCTTTTAAATTATATTCTGATAATATAATTTTGTTAGTACTTTGTATAGCATAAATACTCAATAATTCTTCTAAATTTTCTTTAATATTTATTTCTTCTTTTGTATCTAATTTATTCAAATCTTTTTTATATTTTATATATTGTTGCCAATTTAGAAATTTTTGTTGATTTAACTCTTGGGGGTATTTTTTTATTTTTTCCTCACTCTCTAATAATAATTTATTTTTCTCATCTAATATTCTATTGATAACTTCTTGGTTTTGATTGGCTTTAATATTGTTTGTAATTTCTTCTATTTTTTCTAATAATAAATCTTTGCTCTTATATAATTTACTTTCATAAAAATTAGGTTTAATCTTATCAAGTGAAACTTTATTATCAATATTAAAATCTTTTTTCTTATTATTTATACTATCCATCATATATAAATAACTATGAATTTCTTTTTCTAATTGATTAATTTTATCTTTAAATTTATGGACCATTTGTTCGCTTTTTTCTTCTTGTCCAGAAAATACTATCTCTTTGATAAGATTACTCTTTTCATTATTACTCCCTGCTAATAAAACTATTTTTTCACCTTGTTGGATATAACTACCAGCTTGCCATAATAATTTAGAGCCAAAATAATCTTCTATCTGTTTCTCGGCGGCACTTGCTTCTAGGACGACCTCATTATTACTCCATTTTATTAATTCGGGGTTTTTCTTACGAGTGATGCTAATATCTCCTATGTTAACCGTAACTTCGGTGTCCTTTTTACCTGAAAATGGAAAAACTTGTCGGGTTTGACCATAAAGACACCATTTTATGGCTTCTAATATAGTACTTTTTCCTTTACCACTTTCTCCTTTCAACAAAGTCAAACCATTATTAATATGACTGGACCATTTCTCAATGCCCCGGAAATTAGTAATAGTTATATCCATTTTTTAATCTTAAATTCGCTTAAATAAATCAATTGCTAAAATGATTAAAAGAAATCAAATAAGTTTTAAAAATAAAATAGAGAGCTATGCTCTCAGTTTTGAAACTAAGGAATTATTAGATAGTGTTGATGACAATGTATTAAATGAGACTAGTTCGGTTTTGGGAAAAGAAAGAAGAGCATGGTTTAAGGATCCTCTTCCTAGTGTAGTAAATGATATTGATAATCAATTAAGAGAATATTTTCAAATTAATAAAGATAATAGACTCATTTTTTCTATATATCATCCGCCTAAAAAAATAGACGGCAAATACGAAAATAAAAATACTATTCTTACTAATAGTAAAGAAAATATTCTTAATCGTGTTATTATCTGTACAGTTGCCGAACAAGTAGAAATAACTATGGGTAAATCGTCGGGTGAAAAAATTCTCATGAAACCATGGGAAGCGTATCAAGGACCGCCATTTGTGGGTTCTATTATGGACTATATTTTTGAAAACAAAAATCACATGCACTTAGAAGCAAAGAAAGGTTTTAGATCTACTCGTAGATCTAAAAAAATAGAGGATAGACATATATTAGTATTTGATTATTTGGTAAGTAATAATGATATGGAAAAATTAGGAAATTTAATTAGTCCTAAGCAGACGCCGAACTAACAGGTTCTTTTTTATCTTTGGTATTTCCTTTTTTAATATCACGCATGACATTAACAGAGACCCAATCTACTTTAAATGTAATATTATTGTATTTGCTACCATTTAGCAAAACTTTTATTTTACGGATATAAGATTTGGGGAAAATATCCTTGTCGTTTTTTCTAAAACTTAGAACGGCATAATTTCTCATATTCCCATTGGGATAAGGAGCAGGCATTAAAATTTCATAACTATCGTTATTAATAAATTTTGCCTTTTCAAAATTACTAAATAATTCCAAAAGGTTTTTGGAAAATTCAGGATAAGTAGCATCGGAGGTTATATATAATCCATATGTAGTACCCTCGCGTAATTTATCATTAAGCGGGGGTCTAAAACGACGAACAACAATATTATATGCTTTTAAAAGTTCGTCGGGTGTGTTATTATCATAAAAATCTTTGGGTAATACAGCTATATACATAGGGTCGTTTCCTTCTTTATGAGTCAAGCTATTTATATGCAGCGACATAGGTAAAATTTTGTAAAATTCTTCTTCATTTCTATCTTTTTCTTTGTCATAAATAAGATAAACTCCGTTTGGGTTAACATTCTTCGTATCTGAGGAAGCCATGATTGTATTATTGTTTACTATAATTACTAAATTAAAATTCAATTTTAATTTATATGCAAAATGAGAGTTAATCCTTATCCTTTCCAGAAACACCATGCTTTTATTTTAGGTTTTTTAACGACCCCTTTGATTTGGTTATTATTCTATGCCATGTCTATTTATGTTTATGGAGTCGATGTAAATTATAATAAAATATTTTGTACTAATTAAAATGAATTTATTTTCATGGTATTTAACAGGTTTTTCAGTATCAACATTGATAATAGTTATTTTTTATATTATAGCTCTTTTCAGTGAAAAAGCTAAAAATAATTTTACAACAGTTTTTTGTAATGTTTTATAAAATGGAGGCTTTGGCAATCGACTTGGTTAGCGATTTACATATAGATCAATGGTCGCCGATAATAAACAATTATCCATGTGGTCCTATTAAAAATGCACCCATGCAATGGAAAATGCCCCAACGACCTAGTATCCTAATTGTAGCAGGGGATATAAGCGATACTCTAAAAATAAGTTTAGATTATTTGGATAGTATTTCTATGTATTATGATCATGTTTTATTTGTCGACGGTAATCATGAGCATGTTTACGAATACCCGAATCTATTAGAACATCAAGATATATTTTATCAAACTAAGATTTTAGAAAATAATAAATTAATATATTTACCTATACAGGATTTTGTAGTTAAGAATATTGCTATTATTGGTTATTCGGGGTGGTGGAATTATAGCCAGGGTTATAATAATGGCTATTTTAAAAATTGGATGGAAAAACTTAATAATAGCGTTGATGAGAAAGAATTTTTCAAAAATGTTAAATTGAGATCTCTGGAAGAGTATAGATTACTGCAAGATAAATTAAATTATTACGAAAAAAGGAATGATATAGATCAAATTATCATAGTTACTCATACTCTACCCTTGCAAGAATTTGCGGGGAAAATTAGTACCGAATTTAATACCTGGTTCAATAATATTAGAAGTAGTAAAATAAAATATTGGTTCTTTGGTCATACTCATCATGCTTTCGATAAAACTATTAATGGTATCCGTTACGTTTGTCATCCCCGTGGTCGACCTGAAGATCATAATCGCGAAGTTTATGTGCCATTAGAATTATCAATTAATTAATTTACCACCTTAATATAAATAAAGTATTAGGGTGGTACTAAAAAGTACCAAGTTGTTTTTTATACATGGTCATAGACCTCTTCGCACATTTCTGTTGGCAAGCCACATTTACCTAAAAGTGATATGATTTCGGCTTCGTACACCGGTTTCATGACGATTGATTGCAATCTTTTTACCTCCTCCAAGAGATCTTTTTCGTCATTAAAGATACAGACGTCGTCGTAGCCTATATCATCTACATAGACTAGATCTTCGCCCTTAAAAAGGGCTATTTCCAGAGTCGTCGACTTTGGATCCCTCCACTCTATGATCTTCCCCGCTGAGTATCTCAGCGCGTTAAACTCTCCGTCAGGAGGAGCGTTCAGAAAGTGTAATCTAAAACAATAGAATTTGGGTTTAATTATTTTTATAATACCCTCGGTAGTTTCTTTTAGCAAATTTGCTAAAAGAAACTCGTATACAACTTTGGCCCTTTCTGTGGCCATTTCTCTTTCTGTGGCCATTTCTCTGGCTCCGACTTCGGTTAATAAATAATTATAATACCCAGCAGCAAAATTCATTTTTGTCAGGTTTTTTATGCGGTGCTATAATAGTTATGATAAAATAATTTTTTTTATTTTTCATTTTTTACCTTTTTCCTTAAAAATGAGCAACACTTCTAAGGCAGACGGAGTTTTGATAGCAGTACCTATTTTGGCGTCTTTTATCACTTCTTATTTTGCTGGTAAAATTAAAACAGAGCCAGATAGAGCTTGGTTTCAGCCTCCGGGTTGGGTCTTTTTTGTAGTATGGACCGCGCTTTATATTATGTTTGGGTTTTTACTTTATGAAAGTAAAAGACAAGAAGAATATTTTACCCTGGGGTTAGTAATAGGAATATTGGTGTTAACGTATAGCTGGCAAATTATTTATAATCGCTTAGGATTAACTAAATTAGCCTTATATGTTATATTCTTAACCCTTATATTGGGCTTAATATTGTTTGTACAATTATTCTATTCTAAAATAGTAAAGGATACTAAATTCAGCGAAGGTTATATCATGATTTATGTGCCTTTCTTAGCTTGGATATTGTTTGCCCTTTTATTATCTATTCACGGTAGAGGTTCTAATTTTAAAACTAAGCCCTCAACATATTAACCATTTTTTGTAAATCGTTTTCGTTTTTCTTTACTCCACCTATGGTATTTTGTTTAAAAATTTCGATAGCATTTCTGATAACATCTAAATCATTAATTTGGTTAGGCACAACTTTACCTTCTAAAATATCATCATATAATTTTTCTGACATAATATTTTTAGTATAAATAGAAAGTGTATCCATATCACGACCTTGAAATTTAAATAATTCAAAATTATCTTTAATTATTTTACGTAATTCTGGTGTTTCTCCTAATACCCAATCGGCATAACGGAGTCTTTGGATAAAAATTTTGGTTAGTTCATCCGAATTATATTTGTCGATTTCGAATTTATTAGTAAAACGACTTTCTAAACCTTTCTGAGTTTGAAATAAGTTATTATAAATATCTTCCTTATAACCAGCAAAAACAACAATAAGTTTGTCTGCTTGTTCGTCCATAAACTGATTAATAGTAGTCAAAGCCTCCTGGCCATAAGAATCGCCAAAACCATTAGAATTATTACAAAGATTGTAAGCTTCGTCGAAATAAGCTACTCCGTCAAGTGCCTCGGTCATAGCCTTGGTGCATCGATGAGCTGTATCACCGACATATCGACTAACTACATCGTTACGGTTATAGACATAGAAAGGCAAATCAGTGTTTTCTTTGCTTTCTACCAAACTAGCATCGGTTTCGATACCAAAACCTTGCATACTATTAGTTTTAACTTTTGTCAAACTAGGGGTTACTTTATGTGTATCTTCTAATATCATATTGGCATTAGAAATATCGTTAATTATTTCATCTATATGAGAGTTACTTTTTCCGTCTTTTAATTTAATTAAATTAGAAACGCTGCGTTTACATAAACTAGAAGCACGTCCAGTACTATTGATAGTATTAACAGCAACTTTAAGTTTATCTTTATATTCTCTTATATTTTGTCGTTGATTACGGATTAATTCATCTTGTGCTTTATTAAAAGTAGCTACTTTTTTAGGCACGCCGCTGCTATTACCACCAATGAAACCAATAGCTACCCATACTTTGCACAATATTTTCCCCACAGTAGTTTTACCGCATCCCGGAGGTCCACATAACAGACAATGTTTACGATCACTTTCCCTATAAATACCCTTGGCTTTTGTGCTTATATAAGTTTTAATTTGTTTAATAATTTGAGATTTTACCTTACCCATACCAATAACATTATCTAATTCTAATAAAGAACTTTTCAAAAGATTAATATTATTAAAATAATTTTTAATTTTACTATCAGATCTTTCTAAATCTTTTAAGAAATCCCGGATAGACATTTTTTAATAATAGACATTTTAAGCATCTTCTAAACAATCCAAATCATCCATATCTGATATTTTTTCTTTACTAGCAGTACTGCTAGATTCTCCCGAAACAACTTCGTCTTCACTACTATTATCTGACATAAAAATTATATACCCTAAAAATAAAACAATAGTATAAATTAGTAAACCGGTACTGAATGCAAAGCTATAAAAGAAGAAATTCTTTATATTATCCATTTTTAGTAAAAATTAAAAAATTAAACTATTAACTAGATAAGTCTCTTTAAAGGAAAATTTATCGTTTAAACTAAAACCTTGCATTTTTTCAAAATCACGAGGCAAGAAACTTTCAATACTGCGTTTTTTCTTAACTACACCTGCTTCCATTAAAAAATGTACTATCAATTCCAAACATACCATGTCTCGGAAATTATATGGCTTAAAATAATTTTTCTGGGGCCACCAAAATCTTTTCCATTTCCAACTAAATCCAGTAGGCCCTGTTAATTTAGGTTTATAGAATTGGTATAAATTTTCCAATTTAGTAGCTAATATATTCCTATCTTCGTCAGAACAGTGTAATTTATTAATAGTAAATATACTCTCGCTATTATAAGCCAACCATTCTGTCAAAGTTCTTTTGAGTAAACCTTTTCTAGCGATATAATCAAGTATATATATATTGCCTTCTTCTTTTAATACAATTCCTGGATGCATGAAATTTTCTCTGAAAAGTGTAGTGATAAAAAAATTATTTATATTTTGAAAATCTATTAACATTACATCGCCAGTATTTAATTGGTCTGCTGATATATTTTTTATTTCATATTTATCCACATCTTTATGAAAAGCAAAATTATAAAATAATAATAATATGATACTTATGAGAATAAAAAATATATAGAATAAATAAACATACATTTTACTTGATATTATTATTATAGTTTTGATAATCGTTATTATTAAAATCTTCATAAAGTAAAAAGAAAGCAAAATAACCAAAAAAGAAGAATAAATTAAATAGAGCTCTTTCATATAAATTCCATATCATTCTAAAATTCAAATAAAACAAATAAACAAATATTTCTAATATTATTATGAAAAGTAATAATGTTACTAGATCTGTACGAAAAATAAAAAAGGCAGCCACGCCGGCTGCAAAACTATATAAAAAATAAAGAATATACATTTTAAATACAAATATATTTGTATTTAAAATAAAATGTCTACTAATCAAAGTATATATCAACAGCCTCTGCCGGCTAAACCAATTAGTGCACCAAGAAGATCTGTTGTAAGACAAAATAATAACAATAATATATCTCCGGGGTTTACCAAATCTAGACAAATTAGTGCTACACCTAATCCTGCCTTTATCGGGGCACCGAAACCCTTACCGGTGGCTCGAGTAAAACCTCTTAAATCACGAGCTCAAAAATTAAAAGAAGAAGAACTACAAACTTTTCAAAAGGTAGAAGAAATGAAAGACAAAAGCGACACCAAGTCTGCTGACGAAATGAGTAATGAATCTGTTAAAAAATATGCCATAATTGGGGCAATAATTTTAGTATTGATAGCAGGAGGTACTTTATTATGGGTCTTTGTTATTTCTAAAACTCATTCTGTTAAGGATGCTTATGCTAGTAGTGACACTCTGGTTGGCTCGGGAAAATCTTCTGATAAATGGGCTGATAGCAGTGGCAAATCAGCCGATAGCAGTGGCAAACTTTAAACTAATAAAATAATTAATCTTTAAAATGAAGGCTATTGTATTATTTCATCCCAACAAAAAAAGTTTATATAGTATGTCCGAAGTACCATTAGATGGATTTGTTCTTTTTAATCAACATGATAAAGAAGAAAAAGTTAAAGTCACTGTATATTTAAGAGGCTTACCCGAAGGAGCTCATGGTTTTCATATCCATGAAAAAAGCATGTCAGAAATTAAAAAATGTAGCGATGTCAAAGATTGCTGCAAACAATTAGGCGGTCATTTTAGCGTTGATCCTGTTTGGAGTTTAGATAATTTAAGCGGAGTTAAACATGGTCAACATAACGGTGATTTGTGTTTCAATATTGTTAGCGAAGATGGTATTGCCGAACATTATTTCCAAGTAGATAATATATCACTTTTTCCAGGAGAAAAAGATAATGTAATAAACCGTAGTTTAGTCATCCATGAAGGCGAAGATGATATGGGTCATACTCATTATGAAGAAGAAGAAAAAAATATAGAAAGTATGTTAACCGGTAATGCCGGTTCGCGAATTGCTTGCGGAGAAATAAAATTAATCCAAAATGAACGAATATAAAATTTGATTTTTTATTAAAGCTAATCTAATAAAAAATGAATGTTTTACTAATAGGCGATCCGCACTTTAAAATTAATAATAGCGCCGACACAGATGTTTTCGCGCGCGAAACTATTAAGTATGTAGAAAGGGAAAAAGATAATATTGCCTTTATTGTAATTTTAGGTGATGTTTTACATACTCATGAAAAGGTACATTTACAGCCTCTTTGTCAGGCTACTAATTTTATTAAAGATTTAGCTAAAATCAAATATACTTTTGTATTAATTGGTAATCATGACCGTATTAATAATAGAATATTTTTAACCGAAGAACATGGTTTAGTAGGACTTAAAAATCATCCTAATATTCAAATCGTAGATAAAGTTAAAAAATTCAAACAATTTATATTTGTTCCCTATGTGGAAGCAGGGCGCTTTCAAGAGGCATTGGATACGGTCGATTTTGATATGTCTAATATAAGAGCCATTTTTGCCCACCAGGAATTTTACGGGGTTAATATGAAAACACATACATCAGAAATAGGTGATAAGTGGTCTTTAGAAAATCCGCCTGTTTTTTCTGGCCATATCCATTCTTATCAAATGCCACAAGAAAATGTTATCTATACAGGTACTCCTTATCAAATTAATTTTGGAGAAAATGAAGAGAAATCATTGCTTCTCTTGAAATTAAACAGTAATGATTATAATACAGAAAGAATATATCTACCAGTTATTAAGAAAAAAACAATTAAAGTTAAAGCAGATCAGTTAAAAGAATTAGTTTTAGAAGATGATATAGAATGGCGAATAATAATAGAAGATGATATAAAATATATTAAAAATATTTTAGCTTTGCCAGAAATAAAAGAAAAAATTAAAAATTGTCGTTTAATTTTTAAATTCGAAGAAAAGATAGATATAAGTGAAAATAAAGATGATTTTATTTGTCCTTTTGATAAAATATTAAAAAACAAAATAGATAATTTAAATGAAGAAGAAAAGGATTATTACTATCAAATTTCTTCTTCTATTTCCTCTGTCTCGCTAAGATGATCACTGAGTTCGCTACTTATCTCATCCCATTCTCTTTTTTCTCCCAAAAGTAAATTCTTTTCGTATAATGAAAAACGGAAATCTTCTAGTTTTTCTATTCTTTTTTCAAAATTATCTAATTTTTTTAAATAATTTTTTTTATATTCATGATTAATAACACAGACAATGATATATCCGGTACATAGACCACTAAAAAAACTTATAATACTATTAGACATTTTAGATAAAAATATATTATATCAAAAAAATGAATTAATAATTATATACCTTTTTTAAAAAACAATGGCTTCTTATGATTTTAGAAAAGGTATGCTTAGCGACCTTGATAGTAAAAGTAAAAAAGTAGATAATAATTTAAGTGATTTCGAGGAAGGCAAATATGTCTTTTTCAATAAAAATAATCTTTTTACTCTTGGCAACGGCGACGGTAAAGCCGATTTTGATAAAGAAAGTATAATGAATAATTTACATATAGGACAATTAAAATTATTATTAAGTGAAATGCAAACTATCATTTATTATATGGATACTACCGTAGTAAAAAATGTAGTTTATGTAGGCGCCGCCCATGGTCATCATATTTATGTTTTGGCCAAATTATTCCCTACTCTTACTTATTATCTTTTTGATATTAGCGAAGGTTGGGATAAAAGATTATATGAGCTAAAAAATGTGATTATTAATAATCGTTATTTTGAAGAAAAAGATATTAAAGAATGGCAGATAAAAGGCGAAGAAATTTTATTTATTAGTGATATTCGTAATTTATCTGTGGGGGACGAAGAGAGTAAACAAGCTGATTTAGAAAAATTCGAAGCACTGGTTTTATCTGATATGTTAATGCAACAAGATTGGGTTGAAAAATTAAAACCGGCTTTGGCCCTACTTAAATTTAGATTACCCTATCCGGATGTAGTTAAAAAAGAAAGCCAAACTTATCTAGATGGCACAGTATTGAGACAAATTTTTGCCAAACCATCTAGTGCCGAAACCAGACTGTTGGTAAAAGGTTTGGCTTATCGTGATTGGGACCTTACTACTTACGATAAAATGAATGCCTATTTTAATCGTTATATTAGAGCCAAAGGACTTTATTTTAATCCTATTAATGGTAGTAAAAAGGCTATCTATAAAAAGAGAGGATTTCATAACGATTTTGAAAGCACGGCTATGACTATTATTATTATGGATTATTTGAAAAAAATCAACGCCATAGTTAATGAAACTAATATCTTAAAAATATTAGATTTTATTTTAGATAATTGTTATGCTAGTCGTAAGCTTAATTTAAACGCCGAAAGAAAAATGAAGTAATTAAGGAGCGCAGACAAAACCGGCATCATTGTTAGGACAAGCTCGGAAATCGGCCCGCACTTCCTCGTTGACAATTTCATCGGCATCATCGTCATCGTTAAGTAAAAACCTAATCTTATCTTGAAATTTAGTTTGACACGCAACAATAGCAAAAGTCAGTAAAAAATCCTTGGCTTTAACACGCTGCAACAAATGATCTTGGGTCACATTAGGTATTAACGAAGGTAGTTTCGGTACCATATAAAGTGCTAACATGACAAATATTATAGTAGTTAATCCTTCTGCTAAAATTTGAAAAAATACTTCTATTTTTTTTTGACTTCTATCTAATTCTTTGGTTAATCGTTGATTGATAAAAGTAGAAGCACCGAAACCAATTAATAAAAAAATACTAGAAATAAGCAGTGCATCAAAGGTTAAAAAAATAGCTTTCAATGGTCTGGCTTCAAAAATATAATCTAGATTTACCTCGGATGTATCCATTTTTAATTATTTAAATTTGTAAAAGAAATTTAAATAACTCCTTCTCTTTATTAATAGATACATCTTTTATCCAATCAGGCATATGTATATTTTCTATATTCATGATATTTTCTTTTTCCCATTTAATGTTATCGTGATAATTTGTCATTAATCCATACATAAATAATTTTTTCAATTGTTTATTCATCATATCATAGTAATTGGCTGGAACATAAAAATGGTTACTTATCATTACACGTCGTCCGTCATATTCAACCATTACTTCTACATGATCTTCATTATCAATTTGCGAAAAAGTAAAATTTACTAAATCAGGTAAAATCATACTGGTTTTTTTATCTGTTATCATTCCCTTCCAAATACCATTATCATAATAACCATGGTGATGCATACCACTGTTACTGATTATATGTAGAGGTAAATTTTTATTATTTTGATCTAAAAATATAATATTATCAGCGTCACTCAAAATTAATTCATTATTATGAATAAATAAATTAGCTAATTGTTTTAAAGTAAGAGTGGTTAAATTTTCAATATCTATATTTTTATTTTTTAATATAGTTAGTAGTTTTTCACGACAATCTGTCTGGTTTAAAGTATCTAATTTATCTTTATGAAAAACAATCCATTGGTCCTTTTCGCTAACCATAATAGCTTCTTTATCGTTTAATTTAAAAGATAAGAAATAGCAGACTGCTTCTTCTTGATCAGAAAATATACTTTTATGATGTTTTTGTGCTTGCGAATAAAAAAGTCTACTCTTATCTTTTAGCATATCATTATCACTGTAAACTAATTCATTATTAGCTAATGATTCATTATGATCTTTAATATTATTAAAAAGTCCAGTTTCATTGTTAATATCTAATAATATAAATTTATCTGTTTTTAATAATTTATGAGTAGGTAAAAGATTATTTTCTACTCTTAATATATTTTTAATATCTTCTAAATCATTATATTGATAATAACCGTCTTTTTCTTTAATATTTAAATATTTATTTAAATCACAGTCACTAATAATATCTTTTTTATCAATATCTTTTTTAGTCTCTTTGTCTAGATCTTCTTGACCATAATGAATTTCGGACAAAGATTTAAAATTACTACCAGCTGTTCTTAGTTTAACTTCGGTGGTTTTGCCCTTGCCGTAATATTTATCATTCTCTTTAAAACTATTTAAATGAGTCAATAGTCTTGTTTTATCAAAGTTTTTAATATAAAGAGGGAGACTATTACTATAAAAAACAATATAATTATTATTGTTTTTCTTTTCAACCACCGAAGTAATATTTTTAAATTTAGTAATATTTTCTATATATTTACATTGCATTTTTCTAGCAGCTTTTTTAAAATCTTTATCACTGGCTATTATTCTAAAAGGATGATATAATTCCGATTCTTCTAAATTTAATTCATCATTACTATAAATTTTAACAATATCATTATATAAAGAACAATTATCACTTATTTCTTCTAATATAATATCTTCCTCTATCAAATAAAGAGTTTTTAAATATTTTTTTTCGATAACATATACCTTATTCATTTTAGTAAGTTAAAAGAAAAAATGATTATTAAAGTAGCCAAGTAATATAAAAAGATGGGTATCCAAAATTTAAACAAGTTTTTAAAAGACAAAAATGTTAATTGTTTTTTCAAGATACCTCTTGGAAAATTCGGAGGCTATCGTATCGCTATCGATGGATTAAATTGGATTTTTAGTTATATTAGTATAGTTAATAAAAATTTGATAGAAAGACAAAAAGATATATTAGAAGATATTACTCAGGAAAGTATGTACGAAGGTATGTTATTAGAATGGATTAAATTTAACAATAAATTAATGAATTATAAAATTACACCTGTATGGATATGGGACGGTGTTAGTAAAGATAATAAATTAGTTACAAAGGTTGAAAGAAGAAAAATAAGGGACGAATATAAAAGGAAAAAATTAGGTCTACGCGAAGAACTTTTGAAATTACCTATTTTGGCCAGAGATGAAAGTATGTTAAAAGAATATAAAAAACTATTGATGCTTACTCCTTATTTTAGTTTTGATAATATTGAAAATATCAAAAATTTTGCCACTACCATAGGGATACCTAGTATTGTTGCAGATGATGAAGCTGAGAATTTAGCTTCTTCCTTAGGGGTGGAATTAAAGGTAGCTGCGGTATGGTCTAGTGACACTGATACCTATCCTTTGGGCGCTCCGGTGGTTGTCAAAGGTTTTGAAAATATAGGAGGAACTATTAATATTAAAGGCGTTTTTACACTAAATATTTTAAGAGATCTTGGTCTTAATCATAGAGAATTTAGAGATTTTTGTATTTTATTAGGGACCGATTTTAATGATAGAATGGATCGTATTGGACCTGTTAATTCGTTGATGTTGATAAAAAAATATAGAAATATAGAAACAATCGCAGCAGAAACTAAAAATAATACTTATTGTTTGAAACAAGACGAAGTTAGAGAACAGTTAACACCTTACGAAACATTTATTACCAACGAACAATTGGATTTAAAATTAAACGGGGACGAATATCCTTTCAAAGATGATAAATTTAGATCATTTTATATTGATTTACTCAACAATGTAAGAGATATAGGTCCTTCTAATAATTTACCTAAATTCAAAAAGAAATAAAATATTAAAATGAATGATATAACTATTAATTTTTCAGATGCAATATCTAAACTTTTGTCTGATACTAATAAAGATAAAAGTTTTGGGGAAGTATCAGCAGAACTTAATGAATATTTAGTTACCATAAAAGAGGCAGTGAGTAACGGAGAACTTACCTACGAAGCATTACAAAAAGAAATTTCAAAACATCTAGATGAGAATGATACTACACTTCCAGGTAGTTTAGCGCAATTATTAATAGGATGCACAGGAGACAAAGGCGCTTGTCCTATGAGTGCAAATAAAATATCAGATATACCATTTGTTTATGATAATAAATATAATAAGATTTTTCCTTTAACTAAACAAGAAGATACTACTGATGAAAATACATATGCGGTCTTATATTTTACTGGCCAACCTAAAAATTTAAATATTGATAGTTTAAAATTTTTAGAAAAAGCTGGATTTAACAAATTAAAAATAGAATATAAAAATATTAATAACAATAAGTACAAAACTATATATATTGAAAATTTAAAAAGATATATTTACTCGCAACCAGAAAAAAATGACGATAATATTGTATACTTATTATGGTTAATATTACTGGTAATATTTTTCTATCTAGTATTTAAAAATTGATTTTTTAATTTAATAGCTAAATTAAAAATCATGGCTGTGGTTAATTTAAAACAAGTTATATTTCCTTATTATATTTATTCAAAAAATGATGATAATATTGAAAAAGATTTTAATAAATTAAAGAAATATCAACCCCGGTCTAAACCATCAAATAGTAATAAATTTTTTAATCATTATATGTTAGATTTTAGTAGAGAATATGATCTATTAAGAATTACAGATTATTTCTCAGAAGATAAAAGAATTAAATGTCAATTCAATGGCCATATTAGCGTCTATGATTGGTATCAACAAAATAAAGAAAAAATTTTAGCAGATTGTGGATCCAAACCCAAATATCAAGATATTGATTACTATATATGGAAACGTACCAAAGAATGTTCTAATTTCCCTATTGTTATGGCTATGGAAGTATTGAAAACTTTTAAAGTAAAAAATTGGTTAGATCCTAGTGCTGGTTGGGGCGATCGTTTAATAGCAGCTATGGCATATGGTTGTGATTATCAAGGTTTTGACCCCAATACCAATATGCAAGAAAATTACGACGAAATGATTGATTTTTTTGCTCCCGGTGAAGAAAAAAAATATAAGATTACTCCTAAACCTTTTGAAAAAGCTAAGGTAAAAACTAATTTTTATGATTTAGTTTTTACTAGTCCTCCTTTTTTTGATCTGGAAGATTATGACAGTGCTTCTACGCAAAGTCATCATGCCTATCCTAAATTAAAAGATTGGAAGGAAAAATTTTTATATCCCCTGATATTAACTAGCGAATTAGCCTTGACCAAAAAAGGCCATTTGGCCCTCTATATAAGTGATAATAATACCTATCCTACTTATGTAAAAGACACAATGGCTTTTATAAAGAAAAATACTTCTTTGAGTTATCAAGGTTCTATTAGTTGGACTTTATCTAGAAATATAAAAAGAAATATATTTATATGGATTAAATAAAAAATGATTTTATAATATTATATTAATATTATAAAAATGTTATTTGACGAGATTTCTGACATTATTACCTCTGATAATGACGAAGATTTTGAAATAAAACAAATAGGTGATCAAATAATTATTTTTTTAGAAGGAAGTCAATTTAGAGGAAAAGGAAATATCGTTATTGACGGTAATTGTATTACATATAAAGAGAATAATACAATATATAATTATTATAGCCATGATACTTTTGATTTATTACATCGCATTGATTGTATGATAAACGACTGGATAAACTGTAATAGTCCTAAATCTAATAAAGAATTTAAAAATTTGTTTTTATAAAAATGGAACCTGTCAAAGATTTAGCTTTGAAAATAATATATAATTTACAACCAGAGCATATAAAAAATATCAAAAGTTATGTTGGATTTTTAGAATTAAGCTGTGAAGTAGTAGAAGAAGCTTGTCAACGTTTGAAGAAAAGTTACCTAAGAATAAGTTCAGATTACAAAAAACATTTAGCAGTAGACCTAATGACATATCTTATAGATAAATTAAAAATGGACGGATTAATTACATCAGAGTTATTTGATGTAATTAAAAATATTATAGAAAAATTAGATATAAGTAATATATTCGATATTATAGATGATATTATAGATATTTGGAATAATATTGATATCTATACTTCTAAATTGTGTTTTTGTATGAGTAAGAAGAAAAAGAAAATAGTAAGGAAGTTGAAAAATATAACCTTTGAAGATATTAACAGTATTGATAAAATTACGCAAGTTTAATCTTCTATAATGATATAAAATAAAACAATATTATGTCCGTTATTATTATTAATTTCATACAAACTGATAAATTTTTCTGGGAAGAAAAAATGACCATTGTCAAATCTTTTCTTATCTAATACTGCACTATTCCCTTTATTATCATGATAAATATGATTTATTTTATCATGACTTTTATATAGTTTTTCACTGTAATTGAAGCATATTAATGGCATTGCTTTGTCGATAACATTTTCACTTTTATATAGAGCTAATTCAAAATCATATAAATTTCGGAAATAATTTATAGTTTCTTTCAATTTAGTGATTAAAAATTTAAAGGTAACTGTGTGTATAAAATTTTCTTGGCACCAAACATGGATTTTATCTTCAGTCGTCTCTATGTCTTTAAAAGTAGAGAAAAAAGAAAGGAAAATATCCATATAAATTGTTATGATTTTGTCATTTCTACGCCATTTTGTCATTTTTGTGTCATTTTTGTCATTTTCGACAGTAGGGGTATACAGCAAATTGTTCTTACATTGGTCTAATATAACAGCTAAAATTAAAGCCGGAAACAAGGGTAATTTTTTCTTCTCCCAATCACAAATAAAATTACTAGCTCTTACTCCCAAAGGGGATTGCTGTATTACATTGGCTCTTTTAGTTACTTTACCAGCCTTTATTAAATTGATGCGCTCTAAAAATTTAATATTTTCTTCTTCATGAACTATGCTTATATCTCTATCTTGACAATAAGCGCTTAATATTAACTGGGCGATATTATCTTTGTTTGTGTATATTCTTTCCACTAGATTAAAGCTATCAAAATATTCCTGTGTACAGATACGGTAGGTCTTCTTTTTAGCTTCTCTGGCGATATTATTAGCTGTTTTTTTAGAGACATTAAATACATGACTATTGCCATAAAAATTAATAGACATCTGACAACTGTCATAAATATAATATAAATTTTTGAAATTAAGCAAAGAACATACCTGCGATAAACCTACTATTATGCGATGTTTATTTGGAGGAGAAAATATTTTAGCATTATGACTTTGGTAAATATTCTCATCGAAACTATAAATTTCGTAACTTTTATATTTTTCTCTTAATTTTTTTAATGTCTCTGGTATGAAACGTTTATGAGGAACAATTACTAATTCTTGATAAATTTCATTATTTTCTAATCTATTTTTATCAAGAATACCGTCTATAATTTTTCTATTGTTACGGGGATAATTATTATCACTATATTCTATTTTAGATATTTTATTGTTAAAATTATAGGTATTGGTAATGGTATTTTCCATAGGATAATTAGTAAGAGTAAAATCATGACTTATTAATACTAATCTTGGAAGCCTAATATTTTTATTTTTTTTCCACATTTGCCATAACAAATTATAATAAACATTGTCTACCTCACTGTCATTAAAGATGATAATATCAGCCAAATTACTATCTTTGTTATAGAGTTTAAATAATATTTCTTTATCACAAAGTATAATTTCTTTATGTAATTTATAATTTATATTTTCTTCTTTTATTAATAACTGATTCTCAATATTATTATAATTTAATTGAGCATGTAAACCCATCAAACTCTCTTGATTAATAGAAGTAAAAATAATGACAGGTTTTTCTTGTTTATGCAAAGTTTGTATAATATCTTGGATTTCCTTATTACAAGGATTTTGTAAAAAAGTGACATTATTTTGGTCAATCAAAGTTAATATTTTATCCATTTTAAAATGAAAATAATATATTATTTTCATTTACTATATAAAGACGTTAAATCTAAATAAGCTAAGTCTCTGTATAAATCTTTTTTATTACATTTTTTACCCTTAATTTTTAACTTAGTATAACTTGTTCTATAACCATTATTTTTAATATTATCTTCTATTTGATTGGTATCTACGGTTAATATAGACCATACAATATTATTAGCTTCCAAAAAATTAATATTATCTTTATAAAAGTTTATTATTTTTTGTTTTAATTTACTGCCTGCTTCCAGTTTGTCTTTGTATATTTTTTTCTCCACATAATAATTTAAAATATAATGAAATGTTTTTTGTTTAAGTTGTTTAATATCCTCAAATATACCTTTTAAAATATTATTTTGATAAAAAAGGTATACCTTTGACATTTTATATATTTTTTGTTATTATATTATTAAAAATTGACAATTTAAAAAACCAGAATATATAAAATGTCTTTAGCTGCTAAATTTAATCGCAAGAAAAAGGTCGAAGGCGCGGCCTCTGGTCCGCGAAAAAGACCTTTAAATAAACATGTAAATACAGTAGAAAAGATATTAAAAAATATAGAAAATTTTATCGCCGACCAAGATATATCTTTAGCTGAGGTGAAAGGTATAAGTTTTTCAGTTTTTGAAAAGGAAATATTAAAGAGACAATCTGTCTGTAAGATAACCAATATAAATGGCGCTGTTGATAATACTGGATCATTGGAGGACCCGCGCATGGGTACCATTGAAAATTATCAATTATGTACTACTTGTGAAAAAACTAACGACGAATGTACTGGGCACTTAGCCATGATGGAATTGCCTGTTGATATTATTCATCCTTTTTTTAGAGCAACAGTTATACAAGTACTTAATTGTATTTGTCATACTTGCAATAAATTATTAATTACAGATAGTATCATAGTAGAAAAAGGTATTAATTTACTGAGTGGTACTAAGAAATTAAGAGCTATTGTCGAAGCCAGTAAAAAAATTAAAGAATGCAGCAATCCGGCTTGTTCTATACAACCTGTCTATAAAGATATGAAGAATAGCGAAGGCGATCATTGGCCTCGCGATGTTCCTTATTTCATTAAGAAAGGTAAAAAAGAAGAAGATTTTTTTATGAGTGTAGAAGCAATTAAAAAGAAATTAGATTTCATTAGTGATAAAGATGCTAAAATTTTAGGTTTTAATATTAATCATCCCCGTAATTTTATTATTGATTATATTCCTGTCATTCCTCTAAATGACCGTCCTTATAATGAAACAGGTACCAAAGATCGCAAAGATCATCCCCTGACTTTTGCCTACAAAGATATTCTTTTAAAGAATTTAGAATCGTTGCAATATGAAGATAGAGATGACAAAGAAAATTGTTATTCTGATATCCTGAAATTTTATTCTTTTCTAATAAAGAATAATTCTAAGGAATATACTTTGGCTCAGAAAGAGCCTATTAAATCTATCACTGATTTGATTACTCATAAAGAGGGACTAATCAGAGGTAATTTGATGGGTAAACGTTGTGATTATACTGGTCGAACTGTACTGGGGCCAAATAATGATATTAAATTTGGTTCTCTGGCTGTACCGAATGGTATGAAAAAAATTACTATGCCTGAAAATATTACTATTTACAATATAGAAAGAATTAAAAAATTAGCCGAGAAAGGTAAAATTAAATACTTTTGTCCTAAGAAAGGTAATTTAGCTGGTAGAAAATTAAAATTCGATATTAATAAACATATGGATAAATTGACTATCGGTGATAGAATAGACAGAGAATCCGAAGACGGAGATTATTTTATTTTTAATCGTCAACCTACATTACACAGACACAGTATGCTTGGTTATGAAGCTAAATTTCAAGATAAATTGACTATCGGTGTTCACTTATCTTCTACCGAAGGTCATAATGCTGATTTTGATGGAGACGAAGGTAATCTTCATTTAGTACAAACTACTAGTGCACAGGCAGAAGCCAGACTTTTAATGACACCTATTTATTGTATGATGAATAGTGGAAGTTCTAGTCCAGCCGCTTCTCTTATTTATAATAGTATTACTGGCGCCTATCTGATGACTTATGAAAACAAAAGTATGAGTGTGGATATGTTTAACGAAGGGGTTGAACATATTAAGGAAAAAATGGGAGAAGATTATGTGAATAAAAATATGGCTAATTTAGACGATAGATTACATGGTATTGGTAAGTTCAGTTATTATGGTTTATGTAGTATATTATTTCCACCTGATTTCTGGTATATGAATTCTTGTCATATTAGCGAAGGAGTTTTAAGATATGGAAATATTAGTAAGCAATGTAAAGGCAGCCATAACGGGATTATTCAGACTATTTATAAAAATTATGGTAAACAAAGTGCAGCTGACTTTATCAGCGCGGCTAACTTTTTATTTAATTGGTTTTTAACCAAACAAGGTTTTAGTCTCAGTATTAAAGATATAGTAATTAGTAGTCGTTCAAAAGAAGAAGAATTTTACGAAGAAAGAAACAAATATATTGATATTATGAATAAGGAATTAAATAATTTAACAGTATTAGAAAAAGATGCTGATAAATATAAAGAAGAAGAAAGAGAAGAAGATATAACCAATATAGTTTATAATACTTCTATTAAGATAGGCTCCTTTTTTATGGATAATATTCTGGATAAAGAAACCAATTCTATCAATATTATGTCTAAAGAAAAATCGGGAGCCAAAGGTGAAAAATCTAAACTTTTAGCTGTGGTTTCGTCTTTGGGACAAATTTTCGTTAATCAAAAACTACCAGAGAAAACCATTAATAAAAAATCTCGTTGGTTAACCAGTTTTAGCGTGAACGATACTACTGCTGAGTCCATAGGCTTTTGTAAGAAAAGTTTCTTTGAAGGAATTGATCCTAATCCTTATTTTGCTAACGCCCAGGACGGTAGACGCGGTATGATTGATACTGCTGTTAATACTAAATCTACTGGCTATTTACAGAGATCTATGATCAAAGCACAAGAAGATCTTATTGCTAATTATGACGGTAGTGTCAGAAATCAAACAAATATTATCTTTCAGTTTTCTTATGGCGCTGGTTTTAATCCCAGTGATATGGTATTGGATGATACAGAAAATGATTTTTCTGTTTTTAGCTTTATTAATATGAAAGATTTGTGCGGCAATATTAATAGTAAAAACGGCTTTCATGATTTTGACCTTACTGGTAAAATTAAAACTATTATCAAGGATATTAATGAAAAATATGGTCTGGTTGAAGAAAAAGAAGATACTAATAATGATGAAGTAGAAGATGATTATGAACATCAAATTGAAGACGATTATGGTGAGTTTGATGATTAAATTTATAAATTATATATAATTTATAAATTAGAGTAAATAAAACACTAGGCTACTAGTCATAATATCAGTCTGATTTACTAAAAATTCTAAGTCACTTTCTAATATCTTATCGCCTGCAATTAGTTTATCTTTTACTTTTAAATAATTTTCATCATTTGATTCATTATATTTAATATCTAATAATATAATAGCTTCTTCTATACTTTCTATATCCCCGCCGTCATAATATTTTAAAATATATTTCAATTCCCGACTTTCCTCTTTCCCCCATTCTTTCTCTATAATCTTAGGGAATTTTTTTAATTCATCGCTGGGACCAACATAAGGTATTGATAATTCTCCGACATCTATATCATATAAATATTTAATTTCGCTATCTTTGTCTAATTTTTCTTTTAATTTATCAAAATTAGAATACTCTTTAAACTTGTTAAAATATGCTAATAAATTTTTATTTTCCTGCTCCATATTAAAAATGTTTCGTTATTATTATAGTTTTTGGTGTATGTATAATATTTTATCGATTTATTTATATAGGAATTATTATTATATCAATTTACAAAAAGAATATATTAATCAACTATTTTACTTAAATCTATATTCTTCTCCTTTATCAAGCCTAGATAAACCGCCCCTATTATCAACATTACAAAAATAAAAGCAGCTAAAATTATTATAGGTATGGTATAATTTTTATAGATACTATTAATATTACTGTTCCTGGGTGTATCTGACAAAGGATTGGCAGCGTTTTTAACATTTAAATTACCCGCTACCGTGTTTTTCTTATAATTTTCCAGAGTATTATTATTGACGTGACATTGATAGGCTCTTGTTTCAGTGACACCCATGCAACTACCACAGAGGTCGTTGCCACGACAATAATTATAATAAAAAGATTTTAAACTTTCATATAAATTAGTCCATATGACCGTACTGCTACTATTTACATTATTACTGGAATCATAAACAGGAATAAAAGGATAGCTACTGTCCATTTTGGTCGAGCTAAAATTGGCAGGCAAAGTATCTGCCAAATAATTAGTTAAAAAAGAAATATCCCTAACACCAATGCCCTCTTCATAAATAATGCCATCGATATAATTATAATAATTTATAGAAGTTGAAGGTAGGATGTAATTAGTTATATTTTCTAGATTAACTCCGGTGGTTAAAAAAATATTTCCATTGGTGGGTATGAAAAATATATCCAAAAAAGAAGTACTGGTATCATAAGTTGCTGCTAATAATTGTTCAATAGTTTCGAAATTATCATCGTGATTTTCAATACATATTGTTATGGTTAAAGTAGAACCAGTAGTAGGAGTAAAAGAAGGAGTATCAAACATACCCCTAGTTCCTAAATTCATAAATTTGGTGCTTTTATTAAATTTAGTATAGCTAAAATATTCCTCGTTACTACCCTGTTGCATGAAAACAATACCATTATTTTCCGGTATATCATCTAAACCTAAAAATCCAACCGTAGCAGCAAAACCGTTTAGATCTAGTTGATTATTATTAATAATATTAGCTGCTGGGGTATCGGTTATTTTTACTGCTTTTGCTCTAAGATTTACCAAGCCTCCGCTATTAGTAAATTTGGCCACTGTCGGACGGTCTGATGATCCACCTGAACCTGTTGACAAATTAATACGGAAATTCCAATTTTGGTTTTGACTATTAGAAGAAGTTATATTATAAGGAACACTTGTATGTATATTATTAGATAAATTATAATTTTTTTCTTCATCGACCACAATAATGAAGGAATTATTTCTTTCTTGATTAATAGCAGTAGTTTTATCAATATTATCTAGACCGTAAGTTATTAAAGTGTCATCAAACTTTTGATAATTAACATTGGTTCTATAAAATAAATCATATGTATTACCCCTTGTATTGGTGCTGAAAGTAAACTGCGTGGCTCCTTGATTCTGAGAATTGGATTTTAATTGAGGTACAAAATCCTTGGGATCATTACTCCAATATAATCTATGATACTGGATACCTGAGTTTTCATAACGATCCAGGCATAACATAAAATGAGGATCATCAGTAACAGAAGTTAATCCCAAACTACTTAACATGGTACTTTTTTGCGAAGCACTCATGCTGCTATTTAATCTGGCCGCCAGATAAAAAGTTTCATCTTGATTAATAACACCTCGATAAAGATTTTCTAAATTAATTGTCATTTTATATTAGAAAATTATATATATAAAATGTCTACTACTGTCTCTGATGATAATTCGGGTCTTTTTTATGATGTAGATAAGGATAAAAAATTGCTAGAATTCTTTGATCGCGGTAACAAACTCAAAACAACCGAAATAACCTTAATAGTTTTATCGGTACTTATTTTAACAGCAGTGATAGCCGCAGGGATATATTTCTACTTAAAAGAAAAATTTATATTTGATACCTATGTTAGGGAAGAAGGCCCTCCTGGTACTGTTTCTGCTGCCAGCACGGTTCATTTATTAGAATAACCATATACAAGAAAAAAAATATTTATGAAAAAAATAGAAGTATAAAGAAAAAAAATTGATATCCAGGCAAAATAAAAGGATGCCAGAATGTGAAATATGTTACGAAGAAAAAAAAGAAAAAATTTACCTCAGATGCAGTCATTCTTTATGCAATACTTGTTATGATAGAATTGAAAATAATTGCCCTTTTTGCAGGGAACCTATTGTTGAAAAAATATTAAAAGAAAAGAAATTAGAAGCTATGGAAACAGATCCAGAATATTGGTTGGAATATGATAATCGCGAGTGGGTAACTTATTCACGATTTTTAAGAAATGGTACCGAAATAATAAGAGTATTTAGAAAAAGTGAAATTCCTGATAGTTGGCGTAATGATGATTTAAGCGTGGTATTGAAAAGGACACGACAAAGAAAAAGAAGAGCCAGAAAATATAGTTAATTTTTTTATATATTATTAAAGATAATAATATATAAAATGTCTGAAAACGTAGAAAATATGTACTTTAACATAGGGGGTGATTACAGTACAGAAAAATTAAAAATAGAAATATTGGAAGCATATAGTCGATATGATAAAATTCGCATGATTTATGATTTAAATGATAAAAATATTACTATGAAAGCAATGTTAAAATTGAAAAAAGTATTCGAAGAAATTGGAGTAGAGCACTTAGAAGAAACTTGTATTATCTGTAAAGATGGTATAAAGAAAACCCTAATCAAAAATTTTCTCAAATTAGTTAAAACTGAACGACCAGTTAGATTTATTTAAAAGCAAAATTAATAAAAGTTTTGAATATATACAAATATGACGAATCGTAAAGATTTAAAGTTTAATCAACAATGTTGTAATTTGAAGAAATTTCTTGAATTAGTTGTCGAAGATGCCCCTGGTACTAAATATCAAGAAGGCTTTACTTCTTTTTCTATAAAAGATGGAAAAGTTCTATTGAGCGGAAGAGAATTAAATGAAAGAGAAAAAACCAAAGGGACTACTGTTCCTAAGGTAGAATTATCTCAAATAGAAGAAATGATAAAATTGGCCGAAGAATTCAAAGAAATTCAGCGGGAAATTTTTCTTTTAATTACCAATACAAATTCTAGTATTATTTACAATGGTACCGAAAATATTAAAATTCTAGGCTATTATAGCAATGATAAATTTATCTTTGCCGGTCAAGATGAACAACTTGCTTTACGAAATGATGTATCACCAATGGTTTTGGCGCGAGAAGTTTTTGAAAGAGATGGTATAGTAGTTATGCCTTCGGAAGAAGGTCAGCCTATTACCGTGGTTTCCACTGATTCGCCTTATACTTATATTACCAATGCGTTTGAAAAGGCTCGTGAAGAAATCAGTAATAACATTACTGATTTGGAAGATAATAAATTCAAAATTACTGACAAGCAAGCTTTTCTATATATAGTTGCTACAAGTACTTATATGGAAACAGAAGGTATACTTACCCGTTTTTCTAACGAAATTAAACGCCAAGAATACCAGAAAATTAAGGAAAATTTCTATTATCTTTATACTCTTATCTCGCCAGAAGTATTAGAAGGCAATGAAAAAATATTCTTATCTTACAATAAGGATATAGAGTTGTCGGAATTATTATTTTTGAAAGAAAAAGAAGACTTACCCAAAACGTGGCGCTCCGTTTTCGCAACATTGCGAAACCGATACAAAGTAACACAAGATCTGGATGTCTTTAAAAAACTAGTCAAAGAACCTATTAGCAAAAAGGTCAATATGTTGGCCAAATTGTGCAAGTTGTGTGTCAAGTTTGATCCCAAAAAGCATAATTTAGGGGAAGGGTTCGGCTTTGCTTAAACATCGGCTCCTGTGCCCAAAATATAAGGTTCTGCGTTGGCATAGTTTACCTCATAACCTAAATCTTTAAGAAAACCTAATGTAATAGCACTCAAAGGCATCGGGGTACCTGCGCTTTCTGATTGACCCGTCATTAATTCATCGCCTAATCCAGGATAAGATACACCGTCGATAGATCTATCATTGTTAGAAGTATCGCCGCTTATAATAGCATCTCCTTCTTCCGGATGACCTCCAGCTGTTCCGCCGCCGCCGTGATCTTCTATGGGTATGCCAATGCACTGACCTACGTTTGGATATGAAGTATTTTTATAATTGGTATTTACCCCGTCTATATATAAATCTTCACCATCCGCATTGTAATATTGATATATAGAAAGAGCATTAGTACCAGTATATAAATCATTGACACCTGTTCCGTCATTAGTTAAATTATTAGGCGCTCCCCATAATGTTCCTATCCCAAAAATATGACCTACTTCATGATTAAAAACCCTATAAAATAAAGAGTCTGTGTCTACAGATTGGATATTCCATTTATTATCATAATAACCAACAGCATATTTAATATTACCCGCCGTAGAGTATTTAATATCAGTATCAGTATCTGTAGCAGAATTTGTTATAGAAGCAGAAGCCAATACACCCTCTTGCATATCATTTAGGGATAAATTTATATTTAATTTTCTTTCACTATCATTACCAGGAAGAGCGGTGATAATATTGCTCCAATTATTTGCTGCTGTAATAATAGTTTCTTTCATGATATCGGTCCATTTATGTGTTGTTCCGTTAGAATCATAATCTATGAAAGTTATATTTAATAAACTAGTTTTTTCTTCGCTGACTGCGGGATTGTCGTCTTTTTTCCCACTTAATGCCACGGCTAATCCTACGGCTACTCCAATAATTATTATAACCACAATTATTATCGAAATTTTATAATCAGCCATTTTATTGGTCATAAACAAAAAAATTAATATATAAAAAAATATATTTTTTTATATATGTAAAAATGGTTGCGCGTGAAAAAACTACCACTGTCGTTGTCGAACACGGAGTATTGAACAAAGTACTAATTGGCTGTGTCTTGGCCGCGGTTATTTCCTGGATTGTCTTTGTGGCCAAGGCTAATTCTCACGATGTCTTGGGTGATAATGTCCATGACATAACTGCTCCTACCGCTGAACAACAACAAGGTATGGCTAATATTGCTACCGCTGATGTCTGTTTCCAAGCGGCTATTGCAGTGGCGGCACTCTACTACGTCATCAATCATCATATGGATCGTTATTAAATTAAA